CTCTTTTACTTTAATTTTAGCCATTATATTATACTTTTTATACAAATATACACGATTATGAATAATATATTAGACATTGATGATTATAAACAAAAAATATTTAATAAACTTGAACCCAGTGGATGGGGTAGAGTTCTTAAACCTTTTATATTTAGTATAGAATTTGAGAAAATTCTAACCGACTTATACAACATGTCTAATAATGGACAAAGGTTTACTCCAGTTCTTAAGGATATATTTAGAGCATTTGAGGAGTGTCCTTATAATGAACTTAAAGTTGTAATGGTTGGACAAGATCCATATCCAACTATAGGTGTGGCTGATGGGATTGCATTTAGTTGCAGTAAATCTGAGAAAGAACAACCTTCTCTAAGATTCATTCATGATGAAGTTGAGAAATTATACCCGGAAGGGTATGAAAGACCTTTGGATCTAGCAAAATGGTCCCGACAGGGTATACTTTTGCTTAATACAGCTTTAACAACTGAAGTTGGTAAGATTGGTAAACATTATGAGCTTTGGGCTCCGTTTGTTGCATACTTATTTGATTACTTAAAGAATTTTCATCCTGGACTAGTATATGTTTATATGGGTAAAAAATCTCAAGAGTGGGCAGATGTATGTGGAGAAAATTGTACTAAATTTATGGTTTCTCATCCTGCAAGTGCAGCCTATAATGGTAGCAAGTGGGATTCTAAAGGTGTCTTTAATGAGGTTAAAGAAACAGTTAAAGTATTATACAACTACACAATTGAATGGTGATGCAAGAAGTATTTAATAAATTACTAAAAGCCGGACTTAGTCCCAATGCATTCTATGTATTGTACTGCATAAACAATAACATTGTACCAAGTGATTTGGTAAATGCTTCTATTGAAGTTGCTAAATTAAAATCAGGTAATAACCTTACAGAAGACTTGCAATTGTCAGGTAATAGCCTTATATTTATACAAGAAATTGAGAGCTACTTCAAGAAGTCTAAGAAGAAAACATCTAAAAACCTTATGGGGGATGATTTTGTGGATAACATTAAAACTTACAATGAATGTTTCCCGGCAAGTAAATTGCCAAGCGGTGTTTATGCAAGAGTTAATGTAAAAAGTCTAGAGAATGCCTTTAGATGGTTCTTTGAAACATTTGATTATTCATGGGACACAGTAATTCAAGCTACTGAAAAGTATGTAGAAGAGTATTCTATTAATAGATACAACTACATGCGGAACTCACAGTACTTTGTTAGAAAACAAAATACAGATAAAACCTGGGATTCTAATCTTGCAACTTACTGTGATATGATTTCACAAGATGATTATGAAGCACCTGTATTTTTTAAAGAAAAGATTGTATGATTAGATTTAAATTATTTGTTATTGCAGCTATAGGTACTTTAGCATCCTGGCTGTTAGTTAAAACTGTTGTGCTTGACATGCAAATATGGCAGTTCTTAGCAATTGAGTTTATAGTAGGCTTTTCACATTATATCTATAATGATATGAAGCTTAGATTTACAGAATAAATCCTTTATTATGGCTGAATTATATAATGGTGCCCGGGCTCTGAAGCCTGTGAGTGAGAGAGACGCTCTTAGAAAAGCCCTTCTTAAGATGAAGGCTAGAAGATCTGGTGAGCTAAAATCACTCAAAAGCTCATGGCCCAAATTTAATGATGCCTTCTGTGATGGATTGGAATGGAGAACTATCACCGTAGTTGGTGCTAGACCGGGAACAGGTAAGACTCTATTTATGGAACAGTTAATCTCTGATATTATTGAAGAGAATAAAGACCATAAGTTTAGAGTACTTAAGTTCCAGTTTGAAATGCTTGATGAGACCAATGGTATTAGAAAGCTGAGTCTGAATACTGCTTCTGATTACAATACATTAATGAGCAAGGGGGAACCCGTGGATAAGGATCTATACTTAAGATGTGTACAGTACTATGAGGAAACTGAGAAGACTGATGTCATAGATGTAGTATATGATCCGTGTACTGTTGATGAAATGTGTGCTACTATACATTATTATATGGAAGCTCACAGAGATGAACAAGGTAACTACACAAATGCTCTGGTTACTATTGACCACTCAGCGCTACTTAAAGTAGGAAAAGGTCAGAGAGATAAGTTTGAAGTATTATATGCTCTAGGGGAAGCTCTAACATATATGAAAAAACATTATCCTGTGGCATTTCTTGTCTTGAGTCAGCTGAATAGAAATATAGATAACCCGGACAGATCCAAAGATGGTGACTATGGAAATTATGTATTAGATTCTGATTTATTTGGAGCAGATGCTCTATTACAACATGCTGATGTAGTACTTGGTATTAATAAACCAGCTATCAGAAAGATTAGGTTCTATGGTCCTGAAAGATTTATAGTGAATGATGAAGATCTTCTTGCATTTCACTTTTTAAAATCTAGGAACGGAACAACTAGATTAAGCTTCTTTAAGCTAGATAGAGAAAACATGAGAATAGTTGAAATAGAAACACCTCCACAAGCAACAAAACTTAAATTATAATTATGAGTAGAAAAGAAAAAGAAAAAGAGTTCTTTGCTTATCACACAGATAAGTTTAGAAAAGCTCAAATAGCTGACCCTTTCAGAAAGGTAAGTATGGTAGGCAAGTACAGTTATTTGAGGGTGAACTAAAAAGAAATGAAGACATTTTTATTGAGTTCATTGATGTTAATAGAGATATTAATGGAAAAGAAATAGGTATTGAATCAGCATTTGAAGACAGACCTTTATTCAAGTACAAATCTAATCCTTACTTTGCTGAAGAGTATGATGTAAAAGAAGGTACTAACTCTAATGGTGATAACTATTTTGCTTATACAATTCCATTGTCTGAGTTAATGGTTATTATGCCGGACGGTTCTGAGATTACTTATAATCTTTATGAGAAAAGAAAAGCTGAAGCTCCTAAAGAGCAAGTAAGTTTGTCAGTATTTCCAGATTTTGAGAATGAGTTTATTCCTAAGCTTAAAGAAGCTAAAGAAGAATTATCTCTTGATGAATCTGCATCTGATATTCTTTTAAGAATTGCAACAGACTTTCAGAAACTAGCACAAAAACTTAAGTAATGAGTATAGTACTTCCAACTAAAAAGGTTGCGGCAGAAAGAGTTAATCCCAAAAGATTAATTATCTATTCTAAGCCAAAGACTGGAAAGACCACAGCATTTGCTGGTCTTGAGAATAATTTATTGATTGATTTAGAAAATGGTGCTGATTATGTAGAAGCTCTCAAAGTAAAGATTACTTCTTTACAAGAGTTGCTTGAAACAGGAAAAGCAATAAAAGAAGCAGGTAAACCATACAAGTATGTTACAATAGATACTGTAACTGCACTAGAGGATATGGTTATGCCACTGGCTATCAAACTATACCGTGCTACTAGTATGGGTAAAAACTATGATGGAGATAATGTCTTGTCCTTACCTAACGGTGCAGGATATTTATATTTAAGACAAGCTTTCTTTCAAGTTTTAGATTTTATTGATACATTAGCACCCCATATTATTTTATCTGGTCACATTAAAGACAAACAGGTGGATGATAAGGGTGAGATGGTTCTTGCTGCAAATATTGATTTGACAGGTAAGATTAAGTCTCTAATCTGTGCTAACGCAGATGCAATTGGCTACATGTATAGAAAAGGAAATAAAACTATTTTGTCATTTAAAACAAGTGAAGAAGTAACTTGCGGTGCAAGACCTGACCACTTACGTAATGAAGAAATAGTAGTAACAGAAATGACTGAGTCAGGTGAATTACAATTTCACTGGGACAAAGTTTTTATTTAATAATTTAATTTTAAGAAAAATGGCATTAAGCACAACTGATTTGGGTAAAGAAGGCACAGGCCTACCAAAAACAATTTCACCAGGTAATCATGTATTGAAGATTAACAACATTGAACTTGAAGACTTTAAGTTTATTGATGGTGCATATCATCTGATGTTACATACAGAAACTCCACCTATTGATGGTTTTGAAGGTTTCATGATTGATAAAGATGATGAAAGTAAAGGACGTTACAGAGGTCAGATTGGTAGAGTAAAAGCAAGTCAATATGCATTTGCAGATGGTGAAACTAAATCTGGTATTAAAATTCAGAGAGATAGATCTATCTTGATCTTCTTGAGAACTTTGGCTCATACTCTTCAAATTGATGATTGGTTCCTTCAACAAGATGGTAAACATGAAACAATCCAAGATTTTGTTAAAGCATTCAACAAGACTGCAGACTTTAGAGAAAAATATCTTGAGTTCTGTGTAGCTGGTAAAGAATACGAAGGCAAAACTGGTTATACTAATTATGACATGTGGCTTCCAAAATCTGAAGGTAAGAAATATGCTTATGGTGAAGAAGATGGTGGTTCTGTAATTAGATATGATGAAGCAAAACATCTTAAAAAATTAGAAGTTAAAGAAGTTAAATCTTTCGGGGATGATGATGATGTGTTTACAAAACCTAAAACATCATCTGACTTTAGTTTAGATTAATACTTACTCTCTTTAAAGGGGGAGTTTAGTATTAATTATTGTCTAACCAAGATTTTAAACTAAATCAGGCGCTCCCCCTTTATATTTTATTGGTTATGATTTCAACAAGGAATTTAATATCTGATTTGGAAGAAGTACCCAGAGAATGGGTATTTGAGTATTATTTGAACTTAAGAGAAAGGCTTACAGGACAGAATATTAAGATGCTATCTGCATTTAATATTAAAGATAAAGTGCCTAGCATGTTTGTCTATCAAGATGATGGTAAGTATAAGTTCAAGGATTTTTCTTCAGGATTTCAAGGTGACCAAATAGAACTTGTTAAGTGTTTATTTAACTATGATGCCAGATTTAAGGCAGTTAATAGGATAATGACCGATTATCAAGAGTATTTGAAACATAATGCACCTGCAGAAAGAGGTCCTATACAGTTCTATGATAAGTTCAAGGTTGTAGACTTTGAGATGAGACACTGGAATACACTAGATCAAAAGTACTGGACACAATTTAAAATTAGTTCTAGTCTCTTAAATCAGTACAATGTAATTCCATTGGAGTTCTTTACAATGTCTAAGACTGAACCAGATGGTTCTATCACAAGCTATAAGTTTTCTAGACCCTATGTTTATGGTTATTTCCGTAATGATGGTGAGCTCTATAAGATTTATATGCCAAAGATTCCTGAGAAGAAGTTTATTAAGATCCAGAACTACACTCAAGGTATGGATCAGTTGAAGTATGATTCTAAGTATTTGCTAATTGTATCTTCTCTTAAAGATCTCATGAGTTTTAAGAAGCTTGGTATTGGTAATATAGAATGTATTGCTCCGGACAGTGAGAATACTATGATAGGTGAATCTACTGTTAGTGTACTTAGTAAACAGTATAATTCTATAATTGTACTGTTTGATAATGATGAGCCCGGTATTAAAGCTGCTCAGAGATATCAAGATAAGTATGGTATTAAAGCTATTAATCTTGAGATGTCTAAGGATCTATCAGATTCTGTTAAAGACAATGGTATTGAAGCTGTTAGAGATAAGTTATTATCTTTACTAAAAGAAGCACTAGTATGAGTTGGTTATACAAGGGAGAAGTATTTAATGACAGCAAGATTCCAGAAGGAGCCGTTGGGTTCATATATGAAATGGAAGCTATCATTGACGGCAAAGCTGTTAGATATATTGGTAAAAAGAATTTTTATTCTACAACTAAGAAAAAGCTTGGAGTAAAAGCTATTGCTAATATGGAAGACAAACGTGCAAAGAAATACACTATTCAGGTGAAAACTAACTATCAGAACTACTTTAGTAGCAATAAAGTGCTTCAAGATGCACATAAGAATGGTGTTTCCATTAAAAGATTCATGGTAAGAATCTGTTTTTCTAAGACAGAACTAACATATCATGAGACCAAGTACCAATTTATAAGAGAGGTACTAGAAAAAGAAGAATATTTAAATGCCAATATTCTTGGCAGGTTTTACAAAATCAAATAGTATGAATGAAATAAATATGATGGCTACCCTTGTCAAATTAGCTGACTTGGGAGTAACTGGTATTAAGGTAACTTATGAAGGATCTGGTGATTCAGGTTACATTGACAATATTGTCTACTCTATTGATAAAATGGATGAAGATGAGGAAAATGCATTTAATGATTTAAATGATATAATTATCTGGGGTAAAGATGTATCACATCTTCAAGAATTAGATTCTGGTCTTAGTTCTGATATAGCAAATTTTGTTGAAGAACAATTACTTAATGATATTGAGGATTGGTGGAATAATGATGGTGGTTATGGTTCAGTATGTATTTTAATTCCTTCAGGTAAATATAAAATCTATAATGATATTAGAATTACCCAGATTGAAAGTTATTTTCATGAAGGATCTTTAATCCAAAAGACATTGTAATGGCACATCCATATCAACATGCTGTATCTTCAGCAAGAAAGTTTGGAGGTATTCCAGAAGACTATGTAGAAATCCATGAGTGGTTTGATGCTACTAAAGCATGGGTAGGTCATTCTAAACATAGAATGTTCCGTCATCACAGTGAGGGTATATTTGAATGTGAAAAAATATTTGGGCCTTATCTGCTAAATTCTGATAACAAAAAAGTATATACAAGATATGTTGGTGAACAACATGTAAAAGAAGATTGCAATGGATATATTCCAAGTGCAAAGGAATGGGTAGATATGATTGCATCCGGTGAATTAAAAGAATGGGCTATTAAAACATTAAAAATTGAAGACTAATGAAACTAAGTAAGGCTGAATTAAACAATCTGATTTCTATGTTCAGCTCTGTAGATGCAGATAATCACACTATTGCTTTCCAGGCAATAGAGAATAGTGGTTTAACTGTACCAGAGTTAATTGTATTATATAAGTATTCTAAAAAAGAGCCCGCTGTTTGGAGTAAACATGCACCAAAATCTCATAAGATACTTATGCCAATTCTATCTGAACAGATAGGATCATTATCTAGTGCAAGAGTACTAGGATTATTAACTACATACAAGGCAGATAAGCTTTTGGTTGAGCTATTTATAGAAAACTTTGTCAGAGATCTAACAAGCATGTTAGGTCAGATAGGTTATGATATGAATCAAATAAGCATTGATGTAAAAATTAAAGATGATGGACAAAGCACAGAGTCTTAGTAAAATTAGTAAAGAACTAATGTTGAAAGAGCCCTATTATGGGTTCTTTCTCATTATGTTGAATAAAGTTTGGAGAAAAGATCTCCCAACTGCAGGAGTAAGTAAGAACAATATTAATTATCAATTGGCTATCAATGAGGAATTCTGGACTGGTCTAAGTGATGATCATAAAACAGGCTTGCTAAAACATGAATTGCTCCATATTGCCTTTGGTCACCTTGTAAGTTTTAGCTCTTTCAGCAACAAAAAGCTTGCTAATGTTGCCATGGATATGGAAATTAATCAGTATATTGAAGCCTCTTGGCTGCCAGAAGGAGGTATCAATATTGATGATTATACAGACATTCAACTAGATAGAAAGGCTGGTTGTAGATATTACTATGACCAGCTCCTCCGCCTTCAAGATGAGAAGGATAAGAATGGTACAACAGGTGATCAGGAAATGGACAAATTGCTTGATAACATTGCAAATGGAGACATACCAGACCATTCTACATGGGAAGAGTTTGAGGACATGTCTGATGCTGAGAAGAAACTCATTGAGAAACAAGTACAGAAGATCCTAAAAGATGCTAAAGAACAGACCATTAAGAAACGTGGTAATGTTCCAGGAGAAATTGAAGGACTACTTATTCTAGATGAAGTTACTAAAGCTAAATTTGATTGGAAAGGGTATCTTAGAAGATTCACTGGTACAAGTACTAAAATCTTTACTAAAAAGATCAGAAGAAAAGAAAACCATAGGTATGAAGACAATCCTGGTCTTAAGATCAAGATGAGACAACACATGCTATTGGCTATTGATACTTCAGGATCTGTTAGTGATACAGAACTTACTGAGTTTATGAATGAGATTCATCATATACATAAAGCAGGAGTTGATATTACTATAGTACAATGCGATACAAGTATCCGGTCTATTGAGCCCTATAAAGGCAAGAATGATCTTAAAGTAAAAGGAAGAGGTGGGACAGAATTTGATCCCGTCCTAGATTATTACAATGCAAACCTTAAGAAATATACTAGCCTGGTGTATTTTACTGACGGTGAGTGTTATACATCTGTAAAACCAAGGAACAGAGTTCTATGGGTTTTGTCAGAAAGATCAGAAATGAATCAAGATTTACCAGGTCAAGTTATTAAGTTAGAATTATAAAAACAAGTATTATGAATACAGTACAATTAAACGTAGATGAACTAAAAGGTTTTATCCGTCACATGGTTAAGAACAATCAACATATTCAGTCTGAAGGGAAAATTCCTGTGGCTATTAATATTGAAGGTGATGCTGGTCTAGGTAAGACTTCTGCAATATTACAGTTAGGTAAAGAACTTGGTATGGATGTAGTAAAACTCAATCTTTCACAGATAGAGGAGTTAGGTGACCTTGTAGGTTTTCCTATTAAAGAATTCTTAGTAAAGAACCAAGAAGGTAAACAGAGATGGATTACTGAAGCTCAAGTACCGGCTGCAATGAAAGCAGGTTATACTGTAGCAGATAAGAGAATGTCTCATGCTGCTCCTGAATGGATTCAGGGTAAAGGTGAAGGTGGTTTTCTTATTCTAGATGACTATACTCGTGCTGATCAAAGATTTATGCAAGCATGTATGGAAGTTCTTGACCGTCAGGAGTACATATCATGGAAGCTTCCTAAGAACTGGCATGTTATCTTGACTACTAATCCAGACAATGGTGACTATAATGTAACTACTCTTGACGTAGCTCAGAAGACAAGATTTATCTCTGTTGAGATGAAGTATGATGTCAACGTGTGGGCTAAGTGGGCTGAGAAAGCAGCTATTGATGGTAGATGTATTAACTTTATGTTGATGCACCCAGAACTTGTTACTCAACGTGTGAATCCAAGATCTATTACTACATTCTTTAATGGTATTAGTTCTATTCCAAAGTTTGAAGATAACTTACCTCTTGTTCAGATGATTG